AGTATATATATATAAAACATTTTTTTGTTATATTCCTTATATAGAGGGATTCTGGTAAATATACAATGCTGGAATGTTGGTGTTAGAAAAATGTTAGAAACTGTTAGAAAATGTCAAAACGTGCATTTTTTATTACAAAATAGATCCGTGATATAATTTTAATCTGGAGGTATTTTTTTATGATTAAAATTTATGATACAGAAAATTGCGCAAAATGTCGGTTGACCGAACGACTGTTTAACGTGGCAAACATTGATTTTGAGGTCGTTAAGCCTCATAATAGTGATATACAACGCTTCCGTGAACAGGGCTTTCAATCTTATCCGGTTGTTGAAACGCCTGATCGTTCATGGTGCGGCTTCAGGCCGGATTTAATTAAGAAAGCGGTGGGGGGTGCCTAACCTTGGAAGACAACGAAAAAATTAAGCAGTTGAAGACTTTTTACTCACTGCCAGAAAACCAGCAGAAGGCTATTATGATATTGTTCTCTGGTAAGCAAACGCAAGGACGTGTGGCTGAAAGTGTTGGGGTCGCACGGGTAACCTTAACCTTGTGGCGGCAGAAAGACAAATTCAGGAAAGCCCAAGATGAATATAACCGTTTTATGCTACGCGATCTGACAAATGAAGCTATTTTAACTATGCGTGACCTGTTAGATTCAAGAAGCGAAATGGTACGTTTTAACGCAGCCAAAGATATTTTAGACCGCTCGATGAGTTACGAACAAACTCGCAAGATCAAGGCCGATGCCGAACTTGCTGAACTACGTGTCAAACAGGCTGACGGATCTGCTGATAGTCAAGTAGTCGTTAATGTACATCTTCCAGAAGATGGTGACGACAATGGCTAACACAATTGATTTAAACTTGCCTGACATCGTTTCTAAGGCGTATTATCCGATGTTCAATAGTCGAGATAGGTATCTAGTATACAAAGGCTCTCGTGGGTCTGGAAAGTCATATGCGACTGCTGCCAAAGTCATTATTGATATTATGATGTACCCATATGTAAACTGGTTGGTAACACGCCAATACGCAACCACTCAAAAGGATAGTACATTCGCAACTATCCGTAAGGTTGCACATACACTTGGCGTTATCGATTTATTCAAGTTTACCAAGTCACCACTTGAAATTACTTATAAGCAAACCGGCCAAAAGGTATTCTTTCGTGGTATGGACGATCCGTTAAAAATTACGTCTATCCAACCAGTTACCGGATTCATATGCCGCAGGTGGTGTGAGGAAGCTTATGAATTAAAGTCATTAGATGCGTTCGATACGGTTGAAGAATCTATGCGTGGTGAGTTACCAGATGGCGGATTTTACCAAACGGTGATTACATTTAACCCTTGGTCTGATCGTCATTGGCTGAAACATGAGTTCTTCGATGATAAGACGAAGCGGAACCACTCACGAGCTATCACGACTACTTATAAAGACAACGACCATTTAAATACTGATTACGTTGATTCGCTTAAAGAAATGCTGGTACGTAATCCTAACCGTGCTCGTGTGGCCGTGTTAGGTGAATGGGGTATTGCAGAAGGGCTAGTATTCGATGGACTGTTTGAACAACGTGACTTCTCATACGATGAGATTGCCAACCTTCCGAAGTCGGTCGGATTAGACTTTGGTTTCAAGCATGATCCGACTGCTGGAGAATTCATTGCGGTTGATCAGGAAAATAGAATTGTTTATATCTATGATGAGTTCTACAAGCAGCATTTATTAACGAATCAGATTGCACAAGAATTGGCTAACCACAAAGCGTTCGGATTGCCGATTACAGCAGATAGTGCCGAGCAACGTATGATCGTTGAGTTATCACAACAGCATCGTGTACCGAATATCAAACCATCAGGCAAAGGCAAAGACAGCGTTATTCAAGGCGTTCAATACATGCAATCTTATAAATTCGTTGTGCACCCACGGGTCAAAGGGTTAATGGAAGAATTTAACACGTATGTTTATGATAGGGATAAGGAAGGCAATTGGATGAACAAACCGAAAGATGCTAACAACCACGCGATTGACGCATTGCGCTATGCCCTTGAGAAGTACATGTTCGTTCGTGCTGGGAAATATATGAATTACCAAGAACGAGTATCAACACTAAAGAATTTAGGACTATAGGAGGCTTGGCATGGACTACGATTTAACCAAACACAAGCAGGCTAATTTGATTTATCAGGAATCACTAGAAAATTTAACGCCTGATAAAATTATGAAATTTATTACGCACCATTTTAATTACCAGCGGCCGCGATTGGAAACGTTAGACGATTATTATCAGGGATATAACCGAAAGATCCTTGATAAACAATCACGTAGACACGAAGATAGCAAGGCCGATCACCGAGCCACACATTCGTTTGCAAAATATATTTCAGACTTCCAAACGTCATATTCAGTTGGTAATCCAATTAATGTTAAGTTGCCTGATGATGGCAATAACAACGGATTCGATACGTTTAGCAAGGCCAATGATGTCGATGCAGAAAACTATGATCTGTTTTTGGATATGACACGTTATGGACGGGCTTATGAATATGTTTATCGTGGTGAAGATAATGAAGAACATTTAGCTAAGCTAGATCCATTAGACACGTTCGTCATTTATTCTACGGACGTTGATCCTAAGCCGATCATGGCCGTGCGTTATCATCAGATCGAATTGGTAGACGACAATCAAGTATCAACGATTAATTATGTTCCTGAAACGTGGACTGCTGACACATATACACTTTATAAGCCGACACCAATCATGGGGAAGATGATGGTTGATACAGCAAAACCAATCACAGCGTTCCCAGTTGTTGAGTTCGATAACAGCAATTTCAGATTGGGAGATTTTGAAAATGTTTTGCCGTTGATTGACCTTTACGATGCTGCACAATCAGATACAGCTAACTACATGACCGATTTAAACGAAGCCATGCTAATTATCCAAGGCGACATTGACACGTTATTTGAGGGATCAGACGTTATGAATACGGTTGACCCTAACGATGAAGACGCTATGCTAAAGCTTGCTAAAGACAAGCTCGAATTGATTAAAGAAATGAAAGACGCAAACATGCTGCTGCTGAAGTCAGGCATGACTGTTAACGGTACGCAAACTTCAGTTGACGCTAAGTACATCAATAAGACGTATGACGTAGTTGGATCTGAAGCATACAAAAAACGTGTGGCTGGCGACATTCACAAATTCAGTCATACACCTGACTTAACCGATGAGAACTTCGCAAGTAATAGTTCTGGCGTAGCTATGCAGTATAAAGTATTAGGCACGGTTGAATTGGCAAGCACAAAACGCCGCATGTTTGAACGCGGATTGTATGCACGTTATCAGATTATCAGTGATATTGAAAATTCAATCCATGGTGATTGGACATTTGATCCGCAAGAATTGACGTTCACATTCCGTGATAATTTACCAGCTGATAGCATTAGCCAGATTCAAGCGTTAGTTCAGGCCGGAGCAACATTACCACAGAAATATCTATATCAGCAGTTACCTGGCGTAACGAACCCACAAGATATTGTTGACATGATGGAAGAACAATCGGCCAATAGTGATTATTCAGTTGATCGGAATGGAGTTATGAATAATGACGGACAAACAAATACAACAACTGCGCCAACTGATGAAGAGGTTCGCGGACAGCAAAGCTAATCAATCAAATAGTGACGCCGAGATTAGAAAGATAGTCAATGGATCTAAGAAAGATTTATTAGCGTTCTGGTATGCGTTAAACGAACGATATGAAGATTATACAAAAGCCAACGATTCACAGTTACCCGACAGCGAACTAACCAATATGGTTAACCAACAGGCACTTAAAAATGGCGTGTCGATTAAGTCACCGGCCAACAATGATGAATTGATTATGTACGCTGCATATGTCGCTGCTGCTGCGGTCGCGGTTGGATTGATTAGTCATGTATCTAATAAGCTAAAAAGCGAATCTAAGTTAGTGATTGACAAAGTCAGTTCGATGTACCATGTTAAGGCTGACGTATCGGAATCAGCAATTAATAAGCTGATTAATGGCAAGATTGAGGGAATCGATTGGAGCGATCGTATTTGGGCGAACCAAGATGCTTTAAAAAATGATGTTAATCGTATTATGAAGCAAGCATTGCTCACGCATACTAATCCAGTTTCGCAAACAAAAGCGATTCGTGATCGATATAACGTAACAGAAAAGCAAGCACGAAGATTGCTGCGAACCGAAAGTGCTCGCGTTATGGCACAGCAAGGAATTGATAACGCAAAAGATTTAGGATATACTAAAGTCATGTGGGTTACCAATACGGCCGCTTGTCGTATTTGTATGCCGCACGATGGCAAGAAATATACATTAAACGAGGCCGATGGAATGATTCCAGAACACCC